GTCTCGGTGGACGCCGAACCATTAAAAAGAAACGTTCGCGCCCTTGAGCGGCACGGCGACGTTCGTGTGAAACTGGTGGATTTTGATCTGGTAGTCCGTGGTCGGGCACGTCGCGCAGAGCAGGTGCAGGAAGTCGACGCAGTTGAACACGCCGCAGCGGAAGGGCTCGTACTCGGACCAGCCGCTCGAGGTCCCGTCCACGTTCACCCGGATCTGGAGCTCGAGGGTGCAGTTCGCGAGGTCGTCGTCCGCGACCTCGGTCGGCCCCTCGAAAGACCACCGCTGCATCTCGAGGCTTCCGAGCGCATACGGAAGCTCGTCGAGCGTGACCGGGTGCACCTGCTCCGCGCGCACGGCCGCCATGATGAGGAGCGGCCGGGGCTGCTGCGACTGGCCGACGCCCACCACCTGCGTCGCGTCGAAGCTCGTGCGGAAATTCCCGGTGAGCGCCGAGCCGTCGAACTCGAGATAGCCGGCCGCGTTCTCGGTCAGGTTCGTGACGAATGGCCCATTCACGCCAGGGATCGCGGTGACCCACCCGCCGCTCGTCGCGGTCTCCCACTTCTCCTCGGCGTCGAACTGGATGTTCGGCGTGCCCGTGCCCTTCAGCGCGGTGTAGCCGGTATCGACCTCGAGCGCCGCGCCGTACACGTTGGCGCGGTTCAGGGAACGCCCGTAGATTGTGCCGACCGTCTCGCCGGACAGCTCCTCGAAGGCGTCGCTCGAGGTCACGGACGGCGACCCCTCGGCGGTCAGCGCGACCGGCTGGCCGAGGATCCACCCGCCCCGTCGGAACTCGGTACGGAGCACGCGCTGCAGGCTCCCGCCCGCGTTCTCCTCGAAGGCCGCAGCATAGACCAGCTCCCGGCCCTCCTGCGTCCCTGTGATCGCCGTGGGATCGAGCGGGCGCCACGCGAGCCCTCGGATGCGCTGGACGAACCGCGCGCCCTGACGGGGCAGCAGGAGCGACAGACCAGGAAGCCGCGGCACGACGCTGAACTCGTAGAACTCGCCGGTCTGAGCGCCCTCGAGCGTGACCGTCGCGCGGGTCTGCACGCCCTGCACGTCCGCCACCTGACGCCAGCCGCCATTGTCGTCCTGGCCGGCGACGTGGTCGCGCACGAAGATCCTCGAGCCGATCATGCTCTGCTCGGCCTCGAGCGGGTTCTCCCACGTCAGCTCGACCGAGGTCACGAAGACCCCCGGCGAAGTCTGGGTCATCGTATCGACGCCCCCTCCCGAGACGCCGGCGGTCACGCCCTGGTTGACGAGGAACTGCCCGGGGTAGTCGAGGATGGTCTGGTCGCGGTTCCCGTCCTCGGTCGCGTCGTCCTGGTATGTGCTATCGACGTACTCGACCCAGGAGAACTCGGCGCTGAGATCGGGCGACCTCGAGATGCCGCTGATCTCGACCACGAGCTGGTCCGCAGTCGCCGCGACGATGTACGGGCAGCCGCGCGTCGGGATCGACACGAGGCTCGACTGGAGCCAGATCACGTCGCCCGGGTAATAGGTCGCGTTCGGGGTCCGCGAGGTGCTCACGCTGCCGCTCACGAGCTGGCCGCGGAGGTCCTGCACGTATACGCTCGCGGCGCCGCTGATCGTCACCTCCCGGTCGATCACGACGCCGCGGTCGGGCGCGAACAGCGCGCCGTACTCGGCCTGGGTCGCGGTGACCTTCGAGATCTTGCAGCCGCTCGTACCGGTCGCGCTGTCCGGGTAGATCTTCGCGGTGAGCGTGCTCGAGGTCAGCGCGCCGTCGTTCGCCTTCACGTAGAAGCTCGCCTGCACGTAGTGCCACGCGCCCGACATCGGCTGGATGCGGCCTCGAGCGGGCAGGTCGTGCGAGTCGTTCGCGGTCGCGGTGTGAGCGGCGAGGTCGAACGCGACCGTGCTCTCCGTCCGGTCGGTCACGAGGCCGAGGCGCATCTCGGTCGCGCCGAGCCCGTACTCGACGAGGAGGCTGATCGAGACCCAGCCCTCGCCGTTCGACGGGAAGTCGAGATCCTGCGAGATGTAGCCGTTCGCGACCGTCGGCACCGCGCTGTCCGCGACCGCGCCCCCGCCCAGCGGATCCGTCGCGGTGTTCGCGGTCACGGTCACGTTGCTCGCCGTCCAGTCGCCCGAGTTGAACGCCTCGCGCGACAGGAGCGCCGTCGCCTTCGACGGGCTCGAGGACGACAGCGCGCGGCCAGAGTCGCCTCGAGGGAGCACGTCGCTCGAGATGCGTAGGAGGTCGCCGGCCTGATACGGGAGCGCGTCGAGCGCAGCGCGGAAGGTGCCCGACCGGCGCTGGTTCTCGTTGATGTTCAGGATGTAGTTACCGTGCCGCTCCGCTTGCCCCGAGTCGGTGACGCCGAAGAGCTGCTGGTTCTCCTGCCGGACGAAACTCTGGTTCGTGATCGAATCGAGGTCGTCCGACTGCACCTGCACCGGCACCGGCTCGAAGCCCTGCTCGGCGTCAAGGATGTTCAGCGTGAGCGAGTTCGGCCTCGTGCGCTCCGAGGAGAAGTCGCACGTGAACGAATCCTCGATGATGTTCGACGGCGTGAGGACACCGATGGCCGACCGGGGTCGTGACCAGCGCAGCGACAGCTCCGAACCCAGCGGCACGGGCGCAGCGCGTCCAGTCGCCATGATGTCGAGAAGCGCATCCCACGCCGGCTGGATCTTGTCGAACACGCCGTTGAACTCGAACCGGTGATGCCCGCCCTCGACCTTCGCCCCATCGAGGTCGGTGACGCCGCCGGCCAGCTCATCGGCACCCAGGCGGTTCCCGGAGGTCCAGGGGTCGGTCTCGTCCGTGCGGTCCCAGTAGCACTTGAGCGTCCACACTCCATCGAGCAGCTCCACGCTGAAGATCTCGTAGCCCTCGCCATCGGGCGAGTTCGGATCGTTGTCGACCGCGGGGTCCGTTGCGTCCGGGAGCCCGGAAAAACGCAGGTATCTGCCGACCTCCCACGTGCTCTGGAGCGATCCCTGGTCGCGGATGTCGATCTCGAACCAGATCTCGCCGCGCGTGTCCCCCGTGTCCGGGTCGGTCAGCGCGTTCGAGAAGTAGAAGTCGGAGACGTTCCCGATGCCGCCGGTGTTGTCGATCGTGATGCGAGGCCGGCCGTCGAACACGACCTCGTCGCAGTAGTCGGCCCACGCCTTCCAGTTCACGAGGTCGACCGAGACGAGGTCGTAGAACCGCCCGAGCCCATAGCGTCGGTTCGTGATCAGCTCGAGCGCGATCCAGGCGGGGTTCGCGGTCCACTCGTATCGCACCGCCGGAGCGATCGTCGACGTGCCATCCCAGATCGGGCACCTGCGGCCCTTCACGATCGCGGTCGTGGTCGGGATCCCGCTGTTGAGCTGCTCGCTCGCGTCGATCTCGAGTCCGATGAGCGCCGCGTTCGGATAGGTGAACGAGTCGGAGATGACCGACTGCATGTCGCTCACCTCCACGTCGTTCCCGACGGTCGATTTCGTCGACGTGCGCGTCGTCCTCAGGATCTCGAGGCGATACCTCGAGCGCTTCAGGTTGCCATCGGCGCCGGAGCGCACGTAACCGATCGCGGAGCCCGAGGTCGTGCCCGTGCCGTTCAGCGTCGGCGTCGTGGCGAACCACGTCTCCGGGCTCGTGGCGAAGTTGTCGCCGCTCGCGTCGTCGTAGACGCCGCGGAAAAACAGCTCGTTGTCGAAGCCGAGCGCGGGGCCTACCGTGCCCGAGCCGCTTCCGAAGTCGGCATTGGCGTCGCCGGCACCCATCGGCGCGTCGTAGAGCTTCAGCTCGTCGACCAGGAAATCGCCCTGCTGGTTCCCGTTCGTCAGATGCCCGCCGACTAGCAGGGGCTGGCGAGTCCACTCGAGGTCGATCTGCCCCGGAGATCCGACTCCCTCATCCTTGACGGTCGGCACCGAGCGACCATTCACGAACAGGGTGATCGACTCGTTCTGACGATACGCGAATCCGACATGCACCCACTGGTCGATCGCGTTCTCATCTAGCAGTCCGTCAGCGAGTGAAGTCGCTGGCACTGCGATCGTACTGCCCTGCGCGAGCCTCCCTGCCACATACTCGAGGAACCTCGAACCGCGACCGATGCGGAGCGCGAGGACGTGCTTTCCTGAGAGCAGTCGGATGCCGAAGCGGAACCCGCGCTGCGGCGAGGTCGTCTCGCTCGTGCAGATGCGGTACTCGCCCGCGGCCGAGAGCTTGATCCACGCGAAGCCGGCGAGGTGCGGGATCTCGAACCCGGTCGAGTACCCGCCGGTGCCGACGGCGTAGCTAGCATTCGCCCCGGTCCTCCCCGCGTCGGTGAAGAGCGCCTTGCCTGGAGTCGACGGCGAGTAGTTCTGCGGGTCCTGGAAGCGACCGCTGAACTGCACCTGGAACGGCCGACGCTCGCGAAGGGGGAACGGCCCCTCGACCGGGAGCCGCACGTAGCCGTCCGAGTTGTATCCGCCCGAGGCGATCGGCACGCCGCTGCCATCCAGCTCGATGTAGCGCACCTGATAGCCGAGGAAGGCCGAGGTCGTCGCGCCCGTGCTCGTGTTCGTTCCGTAGAACCCCTGCGGCATGTTGAGCGTGATCACGAAGCCGTCGACCTCCTCGTCCGCGAAGTCGAAGCTGACCTCGTTCGCGTCCCAGATCGCGTCGTTCACGGACGTGAACTCGTCGTCGCCGGAGATCGAGAAGCCGGACACCAGGAGGGCGGTCTGCGACGCTGAGATGTCCGACTCGTCCGAGATCAGGTTCGAGCCGACCGCGAACACCGAGCGCGTCTCGTTGAAGCCCGGGATGACCTCCTGCTGATTCGTCCCGAGACGGACCCACGCCTTCACCCCGCTGAAGTTCTGCGCGGGGTTTCCGTTGATGAACACCTCGTTCGGGATGCTCGCGTCGGTGAGCGGCAACGTCGCCGGCGTGTCGCTCGAGACGCCGCCGACGCTCTCGACCTCGCCCTCGCCGAACGAGATCATCTGGCGAAGCGTGTCCTTCGGAGGGATGCCCCTCGTCTCGATGAACTCGTTGACGATCGTTCCGCCCGATTTCATCCGGCCGTAGATGACCGGGATCGGCTGGCCTTCGGCGCGGTTGTTCGTGATCCCGCCGAAGGTGTAGGTCGGCGACGACTCGTCGTCCCTCGCGTTCGGCAGCTTCGGAGCCGGGAACAGCAGCGAGAAGACCGCGCTGATCGCGAGCGAGATCAGGATGTTCGTGATGATCGTGACCGGGTCGCCCGGTCGCTGGATCGCGACCACGTAGTCCTCGGGCTCGAGAACATAGTCGCCCTCCCGCTCGACCCCGTTCACCCGCGCGACCCACGCCGCCCAGTGTCCCGGGAGCGCGTCGCCGAGGGATCCGCCCGCCTCGAGCACCTCGACCGTTCGCTTGTCCGCCCGCAGCGGGTTCTCGATCAGCACCGCCGTGACCATCTCACCCCCTAGGATAACGATACAGGCCGATCAAGTCTGAGATCATCGAGAGGCGCCAAGCGTAGGCGCCGAGCACACTGCTGCTGCTCAGGACGGTCGGCGGGTCCAGGGAGACCACCCCAGAGACGTGGAGCCCGCGCTCCGGGCAGCGACTCAGAGCCACGTCGCCGAGCTTCGGCCGCAGCACGTTCACCTGGGTCCACCGCTCGCGATCGGGTTCCTCGAGGAGCTGGAGGAAGTCGTCGAACGCATCCTCGCCGCACGCCCGCCGCACGACCTCCGCGGTCATGCCGAAGCAGTCCAGGGTGCCCGCCTCCTCGAGACGGACGCGGCCGTGCTCGTAGGGCACCTCGAGCAGGTCCTGGAACTCGATCGCGCGCGCCTTCATCGCCCAGCCCTCGGGATGCCCGGCCAGCCGCCGAACCTCGCCGGGTGCTGGCGCGGGAGGCCGAGCGAGACCTCGTCGTCCCCTCGAGCTCGACACGCATCGAGAGTCTTCTCGCACACCGAGAAGCCCGCCCCCACCGCGTCGGTGTTATAGCCGCACTCGGCCGAGCCGAAGATCCACCGGCACCGCCGGCGCGCGAAGATGTAGGGCGGGAACTGGAGCTGGTACAGGTTAAAGGCGCTGATGCGGAACGCGATTCCCCTCGGGGTGATCGACGCCGCCACGACCTCGCCGTCCTGACGAATAACCGCTTTTGACGCACTCAGGTCCAACGAAGAGACCAGCATAATCCGAATCGGTTGCCCGACGAAGCCGTTCGCCGCGTCAACGGTCGACGCCACGATCGGCCCCGCGTGGCCCACGGTGATGGTGATCGTCGGCAGCGATCCGTCCGAGCCCTCCTCGACATCGCTGTGGATAATCGGCGTCGGCGAGTAAGTGAGCGGCTCGCCGCTCAAGTTCATCCCGAACTCCACGCTCTCGGTGAAGTTCGTCATGCGGTAGCGCTTCGGCGGATCGTCGGTGGTCTGTAGCTCGTAGAGCCAGATCCACGGCGCCTCGGCCTCGAGCTGGTTGAGATGCTCGGCACTATTGAATCCGCTCGAAGTAAGCGGAGAGGACGCCGGCGAGCCGAATAGAGTCGCGAACGCGCCCGGATGAGCCGTCGTCCCATAGCGTGCTCCTCCTGAAATCCCCGTCGTCGGCACGTCGCTGTTCGCGGACGGACCGACGCCCTGGTAGATAACATCGTTCTCGTCGGAGTCGACAAGCTGCCCGGTCTCCGCGACGTAGATCGCGAAGTCCCCGACGCCGGGCGAGGTGTCGGTGGTCGCGGTGATCGGGTAAGGGGAGCCCTGGAGGGCGGCGGGGAAGGGGTTGGTCGCGCCGCCGAAGTTGTTGGAGCCAGTAGTTGTTACCGTGCCAGACGTAGAGAACGTGCTTGACGACAGTGCGAGGCAGTTCACGAACTCCGCTTCCGGTGGTGTTCCGCCGCCGCTCTGCTGATTGCGGAAGACCGTGTTGCTTGTAGTGGTCTCCCCAGTGCAGTTGATGATGCGCCCGTGCGCGGTACGTCTGCGGCGGGTCAGCGGGGCGAAGGCACAAAGAAAACCCGTGCTGGCACCCAGTTCATGAAGCGCCACGCTAGGGGTGGCGTAAAGACGCCCAAGGGGAGGCTGATCTCCATCCCGAAGGACGGCAGCGGTGTCACGCGTCGCAAGGCTGGTCCGCAGGCTGGCGCTGTGAACAACGCGTGGACGCCCAAGCAGCTTTTGGCCAAGCCTGATTACTTCATCAAGGGCAAGGGTGCAAAAGCTTTGCTGATGAAGCGCGTTGGCCGCAAGAAAAAGAAGCTGAAGCTCATGTATGTGATGACGCCAAGCGCGAACATCCTTCGGCGTT